AAGCAGTACACGGAAATTAAGGATCTTACACCCAGAAAGATAATATTCGAGCTTGATGATGGAAACAATAAGAGTAAAGATAACTCCGATATTCCTGTGGTTAACACAGACAAAAAAGAGGATTAATGTTTTAGTAGGCGGGGCTGGTTCTTCAAAGTCTTATTCGTTAGCACAATTCCTGATCAGCAAGTTTTATTCCGAGCAAACCAGAATCTTAGTAGTGCGTAAAACCACACCAGCATTAAGGGAAAGCTGTTATAAGCTCTTTACAGAGATACTGGCAAGTCTGGAACTTGATTATAGCATTAACCGTACGGAAATGCGGTTTGAAAATGATATCGGATCTGAAATAGTTTTAAAGGGGCTTGATGACCCTGAGAAGATAAAGAGCGCTGAGTTTAATTATATCTGGTGTGAAGAAGCTACTGAGCTAACCATTGATGACTACAGGCAGTTAAACCTAAGGCTTAGAAGAAAAACAAATTCAATCAATCAGATATTTTTATCATGTAACCCCATATCGAGCCTTCACTGGATAAAGACAGAGATTGAAGACAAGCCAAATGATGAAGTTATATTTAATTATTCAACATACAAGGATAACCCGTTCCTTGACGATGTTTACAGGAAACAATTAGAAGAGCTTATAAACCAAGACATTAACTACTATAACATTTATGCTCTTGGTAAATGGGGAATCTTAAAGGATTTAATTTATTCCTTTAAGGTAGTGGATAAGCCTGACCACTGGGACGATATAATTTACGGAGTTGACTTTGGCTTTAATGCTCCAAGCGCAGTAGTAAAGGCTTACATAGTTGATGATAAGGCAATATGGCGGGAAGTTTTTTATCAGAGTGGATTAACCAATAGCCAATTAATAGCCAAGCTAAACGATATAATCCCGCTACATCACAGGACAAGACAGTTTTATGCAGACTCAGCAGAGCCAGCAAGAATCCAAGAGTTTTATGACGCAGGCTATAACATAAAACCTGCGGATAAATCAGTAATTGATGGGATTGATTACTGCAAAACCAAAGTAATAGGAATCACAAAAGACAGCCCAAATCTAATTAAGGAAAAGCAATCTTACAAATACAAAGAAGATAAGAACGGTAACGTATTGGAAGAACCAGTTAAATTTAACGATCACCTTTTAGACGCTGGAAGGTATGCAACTTACACATACTTTAAGCAAGGCAAACCAAATATATATATTATGGGAGAAGATTAATGGCAATACTCCAGAATAAATTTTTAAGCTTTGTAGACCGCTATGTCTGGAAGCTAAAACAGAATGACGTAGAAAAAAGGGTCTATGACGTAATCATTGAACCGTGGCAGGAAAAATACGGAATAGAAAAACCGCCCGACATTGAGACTTACGGAAAAGTCTACACCGCTAATGAATGGGTATATATCTGTGTAAATACGATTGCTGAAGCCTCTAATGATGTTGAGTTAATTGTAGAGGAACGCAAGGTAGTAAAAGGGGAAGTCGTATATGAGAAGGTAACCGATACCGATCATCCCATTTATCAGTTGTTTGACAGGGTAAATGAGAATACGACTGAAGGAGAGTTTAAAGAACTTACATTATCGGCTTTATCCTTACAGGGTAATGGTTACTGGTGGAAAGTCTTTGACACAATGGGAATACCCAGACAGCTTTATTTCTTAAGACCTGACTGGATGAAGGTTATACCCTCAAAAGAAGGGCTTGTAAAAGGATATGAGTTTGATAATGGATTTCAGAAAGAATACTTTGAAAAAGAGGAAATACTGCATTTTAAGACTTATGACCCTCGCTCATACTTTTATGGGCTGTCTCCGATTTCAGCAGCACGTACAACAGTAATAGCCGATATATACGCTAAGATATACCAGAAAAATTTCTTTGCTAATTCATCAAGGCCCGGCGGAATACTGCGCACAGACCAAAATATGCAGGAACCCGACATAAGGAAACTGGAAAAAAGATGGGAGATTGCGCACAAAGGACCAAAACAGGCTTTTAGAACTGCGATACTTACAGGGGGCATGGATTACAAATCAATCTCACTGTCCGCTCAGGAATCCGACTTTATCAATCAGCTAAAGTATTTCAGGGAAACCATACTTGGAATATTTAGAATACCGCCTGCTATGGTAAACCTCTATGAGTACGCCAATTATGCCAATGCAGAGGCCCAGAGAAAAATATTCTGGACTGACGTAATGATGAAGAAAATGGGGCGTATTTCTTCTTACATAAACGAATTCTTGATTTATCCGGTCTGGGGCAACCAGTACAGGGTTAGATATGATTATTCCGGTATCGAGGTCTTACAGGAAAGCTTAGATCAGAAACTTGAAAGAATCACTAAAGCAATTGAACTTGGCATGTTATCTCCAAATCAGGGTGATGAGATGATGGGCTGGCCTTTAGGAGATAAAGAAGGAGATAAGAGGTATATAAGATTTAATCTTTTGGCAATAGGAAATACTCCCACTAATCCGGATGATAAGAATTTAAAAAAAAAATCAGTTGAACTTGACCTTGCAGCAAAACTTGCACAGACAAGAGAGCAGGGGATAAATAAGGTTAGAAGTGATTATAACAGTGCGTTATCGGATATGTTTACCTTGCAGGGAAATAAGATAGCGGAACTGGTTGAAGAATTAAGCGATAGCACAAAAGCCAAAGACGATAAAGTTACTAACATTGATGAAGACAGGCTTTGGGAAAAGGGCAAATTCTCAAAGATGATAGAAGATTTATCCTGGTATTTTATCGGGGCTTGTATGTTACTGGGGATTTCTTCAGCAAGGGGACTTTCAGGGGTAGACATTGACCTTGACCTTGACAGTCCTAAGCTTGCACCGGTAAGAGAGGCAATGTTGCACAAACTTGTATCTTTAACCGATAAAGTGTCAAAGGATAAGCTCCGTGAACTCATTATGGACGCTTACCAGAATAACAAGACCATAGGGGAACTTACAAGGCAAATCAAAGGTGAATGGCAACAATATTCTACCTACAGGGCTGAGCGTATTGCAAGGACTGAAACAGCAAACGCATATGGCGAGGGTAGTTACAGATATTATAAAGAAACCGGAATTAAAGAAAAGAAGTGGCTGACGATGGGCGACAGTAAGGTTGCGGAGATGTGCTACTCAAACGAATTTCAAGGGTGGATACCCATTGAGGAAGGATTTAAGACCGGTGTTGAGCATGAACCAAATCATGTTAATTGCAGGTGCAGCGTAATTTATAGATAAGGAGATTAAATTGAAAAAATTAAATAAATTCTTTTTGGCTGACTTACATACTAAGGCAAAAAAGGAAGGTTACATAGAAGGTATGGCTTCAACGTGGAATAAGGACTTAGGCGGAGATAAAATAGAGCAGGGGGCTTTTTCTGATACGATACCTAACTTTATGGGTAATCCTGTAATGCTTTTTTCCCACCAAATGGATAAACCAATAGGCAAATGGACAAACCTTGTTGAAACTGACAGGGGGCTTGAAGTATCTGGGGAAATCAACCTTAAAACTTCAATGGGTAAAGATGTTTATCAGCTTGTTAGTGATAACGATGTAAAGGGGCTTTCAATCGGATACTCGATAGAAGATAGCGAAGCCATAGGAGATACAAACGTCTTAAAGAAATTAAACCTATGGGAAATATCGATAGTTGCAATACCAATGAATCAGCAGGCATGGCTTACAGGCGCTAAGATGTTTGAGAGTACGGGCGATTTAATAACACAACTCGATGACAATGCAAAATGGGAAGAAACAGCAGGGGCTATGGTATCGCTTCTATCCAATAGGTTTGCTTATAAGGATTTAGACCTTACACAGAAGAAGGCTGAATATGACTACATCTCCAAATGGTATGGGAAGTTTGAAAAGAAACCTCCGGTAGTAGATTTTAGCGAGGACATTAAATTTAAGGATATAGAATTTTTAGAAGATGAAAAATATTTATCAGAGGTTAAAGAGTTTAAGAATAACATTTCAAAGATTACCGATATAGTAGAGCACTGGAAAAAATCAGATAGGGAACTACCTAAGAATGATTTAACCAGTCTCTCAGAACTACTTGCTAAGAGGTCCCACTCTATAGGCAAGGAACTTGAAGCGTCCCAGCTCAAGAAAGTTCAATCAATACAAAAGCTATCGGTAAAGGTGGAAAACCTGATTAGTGCTATTGAGAATGAGGCAACAAGGAAAGCCGCAATACTTAATCAGGTCGATTTAATAGTAAAAGAAGCCTTATATAAGGCTACGGGAAAAAGGATATAGATAATGAATAGGTTAAAAGAATTACTGGCAAAAATTAAAAAGGGTGAGGAACTTAGCGAAGCTGAGGAAAAGGAATATAACGAGCTTATAGATAAACTGGAAGTAAAAGAGCCTGAGGCAAAAGACAAGGGCTTTGACGATGAGCTAATAGCTAAAATCCAGTCTTCAGTTTCTGACGCAATGTCAAAGTTATCCGAACCAGTAAAAAACAAGACTGTTAATTTCATAGTGGGTAAAGAACCCGGAGAGATTAAAACAGAGGAAGCTCCGTTTGAGTTAAAGGCAATAAAACCAGCAGACGGTAAAAGAATAATCCATGACTTTAAACACAAGAATGGTAAATTTGCAGGGTTAAAGCAATCCGATGTTAGCTTTGCGTACAGGGTTATAGATTCGTTTAATGCAAAGGGAATGAGGATAGCAGTATCAGATGAACTTGAGAAATCAGCCAATATGACCTCTACCGGATCCGCTACTGGTGATGAGTGGGTGCCTTCAGACCTTGACAGCATACTCTGGGAAGAATGGGTAAAATCTTCAAGAGTTGCACAGCTCTTTAATGTTATGG